CTTCACCAAACAAATTTGCTTGGCGAAACATACTTATGTGTCCAGAATGTAGAGGATCAAAACCCCCACTCACCACTATAATCATGACTTATCCTTATTATATCGTTTTCATCTAGTTTTTCACCCTCCCAAATCTCAAAAACCCGCACATGGCCATTAGAAGCACGTAGACAATGAAGTGTATTTCTTGGGATATAAACCCTATGACCGGGTAGAAATGTCCACCAGTGATCGTCTACGAGGGCCGTTGCTTCTCCACTTTGTATTTTCCAGTGCTCATCTCTATATTTATGATACTGAATGGACATTCCTCGACCTGGATACACATGTAATATTTTTATAACTCTAGTTGGTGTCTGTTTTAATACTTTGTAATGTCCCCAAGGTCGTGAAACAATATTCATTTTATCTAAATGGTGGACCCATAAACCAACATACTAAACTATGTCGAGTCCCTTCTGTCACTGCTTTAATTCTATGAAAATAAAATGATGGAAATATAATCATATCACCTTTGTCTCTAAAACCTTCGATCGGTTCAATCTTACCATCCATGTTTTTAATTTGTAATATACCACCTTTGTAGTCCTCAAAGTTAGATAGCTGCACAACCATCGATAACTTTCTTAGTAGTCCCGGATATGGCCCATCTTTTTCTGGAGGATAAATATCTCGGTGCCATTGATAGTGTTGTCCTTTTTTATATTCTGTAAATTGTGGACACTGTAGATTTGTAACATCAAACATATAATATTTTTTATTTATCTCTGCTGCAATCTCACATAACTTAGGGACAATCCAATGATCAAGAGGATACCATTTTATCTTTGAGTTTCTATCTTTTTTTAGATCAGCTTCTTTTTTCCACATTACACCAGCCAGCTGTTCAGAATAGTTGGGAGACTCCTTAATCATTTCGTCGCATAACTTTTCTGGAACAGCTTTCGGTATGGTTACAAATGTTTTATACATCCACAACCTCGCATGAACCAGCACTACATGCAAGAGTTTGGGAGGATTTGGTGTTATCATCTTGCTCGTAAAGTGCCAAGTCATTCCAATTAATTTTATTTGGTTGATTCTTTTTTAGTTTATTATACTCCTCTTCATCAATATCTTCGTATGGTGCTTGTTGATATACATGTCCAAAGTTTGGTAGAAACGATACACCACTTAGATCATCAAAGTTATTCCAACACCAGTCTGCAACACCTAACCACTCGTTGTCATTTACCGATATAGTTATACTTGGTTTATGTTCACACCAATACTTGGCATACACTAGCCAGTGATTTAGTTGTTCAAGCGCTGATCTTTTGTTACGAGTAACACATCCGCTGGGTGCTTTTTCTACAAAAGAAAAGACCGAAGTTGCATCTGGTTTCATAACACAATCTTCTGTCGGTATTTTTTGTGATTGTAAAAACTGTGTTAGTGGATCTTTCTTATCACCTCTAACTCTACGAATATAATGTTCGTTATGTCTAGCGTGTATGCCTGATGCAGCATTGACTAGTTGTGACACAGTGCCAGATGGTTTAACACATGTGATAGCTGTGGCCTGATTAATACCAAATCGTTTAGCCCATATCTTATTTACATCCACGGCTTTTTGTTTCATTCTTTTTAACAAGTCTGGAAGAATTGCCTGATTATAAACATCACCAGATAATATTTTGTGATCCATAATACCAGTTAAAGATACTCCGAGCAATCTTTCTTTCTCTGTTGCATCTTTCCATTGTCTTCTCAAATATTTAAAACTAGTTAGGGTTGCTTGCATAGTCCCAAGGATTGTAGCTGCCTCAACTTTATCAAGTAAATCTTCCTCGTGATCATCTTCACGAACCACTACCTCAGACAAGTTACAAAATTGGAAAGGCTGTAAAATTATTTCTGAACATGGGTTAGTTCCAAACTCAAAACTATCATCACGTCTTTTGTTTCTAGCAGCAACTGTCTTTGATGCTTGTCTATTAAAGATACCTCTTTCACCACTGCCTGATTTATAAAGAGCTAACCACTCTTCCATAAAGGTACCGATGTTATCTGGTTTTGTTTCATACACGGCTGAGTTATTTGACAGTGCACGTTGTGCTTCTACTCTATACCATTCACCAGACTTAGCATCTCTCATGTCTCTGTCGTTAAGATCCGATAAACTAATCATAGCCGATCGTCTAACACCACCAACCACAACAATCTCACCGACTTTACAGACAAGGTCATGACACTCAAGTGGAGTTAGTCTTCTGCCCTTTGCTTTAATAAAGGTTTCTTTCGCAAAGTTGAAGAGATCAACGAGCGGTGCAGGACCCGAAGCTCTTCCACCGAAAGTGTGAAGTCGTGCCCCTGCCGGTCGCACATTAGAAATATCCCACCTGGGGATTTGCCCGGCATACAATAGTGTAAGGACTTCCCGAAATGCTTTTGCCCAACCAAGTTTAGAGTCCCTGACCACGACCACAGACTCTGTATCGTGGAAATCGTCAGCCACACTAGGCAAAAGTTCTGTGTATTTTTTTTCAACACTGAAACCAACTCCCGTTCCACACATAAGTACATAAAGTATTTCATCAAAAGCTTTGGGATGATCTATAGGTACATAAGAACAATTATACCCTGCAATGTTTTCTTTTTCCAAGGCTGGACCTGCTGTCATTAGTGCTCTCATAGAAGGCATGACCTCTAAATTTAACACTTTATTTTCAAGATATTCTCTAGTCTTCTTATCTATTTTATATTTACAATTCTTTTCTATTTGTTTCTCAAAAAAATCAAAGTAACGAGCTACGGTTTCGTGCCATTCTTCTCTTCTCTTTTCTGTAGGTAGCCATCTAGCGTATCTGGACTTGTGAATAAATTGTTGATAAACAGTTGGTAAAGTCGTCATCGTCTCCCTTTCATTTTAATTATGTTTCTAATATGTGTTAATGTCATCACCACATTCAGTATCATCATAAAGTATAGACCCTCTTGTATTGTCCATGCCCACCAAAAAAGCTGTGAGCAAATACCAAACAATGGTGCTTTCAGTGATCCGTTACCATACAAATAAACTGATACACATGCGGTCAGTGAACAGATTATTTCAAGTATCGGAACGTCAGATACTATCATTCTTTTTCTAGCAATTCAATATATCTATTTAAATACCATCGAGCTTTTTGCAAATCTTCTAATCTTTTACCTTTGTAATTACATCTCCAAGTGTATTTCATAACTTGTCCACGTAAGTATCCACGGTATTCTTCAGGTGTTAGTGCAGCTTCGATGGATTCAATACACTCAATACCTTTGTCATTATATTTATAATGAGGTGGGTTGTTTACCAAATCGTCAGTCATTTTGTCTCCTCCTTGTGGGTCATGTTTAATAATACATTTAATCTTTTTCTTTGAAAGTCTGTGTTCTTGGGTTCATCAATAAGTCTCCTAGCAAAAGAACGCACTTGCTGATAATTAAGGCCAGCAAGATCGCACACATCGACAAACCAAGTAGCGGTAACACCGACACTTTTACTAAACCATCGAACAGCATCTTCCCTAACTTGCACAGATTCTTTAGAAACATTTTCGTTTTCATTACTAGCATCCAATAAAGCTTGGTAAATGACAGCTCTGAATAATGCTCTTTCATTTTCTCCTTCTCTATTTACCTCGGTAATCGTATCGAGTGTAGGGTCTAAAGCAATCCGGGTTTGGTTTGGGTTTAACGAATATGTCTGTTGTGTTGATTTCTTTTGGTCTTTCATCTATCCATTCCACTGGTACAAATCTATCTGCCCATATAAAATTATTGTTACTAAGCCAATCACCATAAGTTGTTTTACTAGTTTTGTAAAGTTTATTCCTAGAATTTTGTAGTACAAATCTAATATCTAAGTCTGGTCTCTGTTGTTTTATACACAGATGTTTGGCTCTATCTTCTTTTGTAAGCTGTCCCTTGAGTTCTATTATAATACCATTCGATAATATAATATCTGGAGTGTATGTTTTTCGAACTGATGGAACTACATAAGGTATGACTAGAGTTTCATATTCAAAGTTAACTTTATCTTCATCAAGCTTACCACATACAGTGGCCTCAAAGATAGACCTATAAAATCCTTTTTCTTTTCTAAGAACACTCATGGAATATCTTCTGAAACATTAGGCTCAATAACCACTTTGGTTAACCATCGTGGTCCTTTACTATATATAAACTTTCGTAGTCCGTGTCCATCGTTTGCATCAGACCAACAATCGTTTTTGTATGCACAGTATGAACATCCAACACTTAACTTCATGTTACCTGATGCTCCCTCTGGTTCTTCATCATAACACCTTGGTGGTGGCTTGTCTTTGTCTTTTAAAACTTTTCTTAAATGTTTAATTCTTTCTCGTGCATTAGGCACATCAGATTTATTTGGACGACACAATGCTAGTGCTCCACTTTGTTTATCAATAGCAAGAAAAGCTACCTTATCATTGTTATTAGCCTCGGAGTATGCAGCAATCTGATGGAGATACCCAAAGGCATCAGTCTCTGGTGTAATATCGTTGTTTCTAAATTTTCTAAAACCGAATTGTGATGCTGACTTAACATCAACAACAACCCCATCTATCACGGCATCTTGATGACCAGTTACTCCGTCAAGTTTTAAAGTTCTCTGTTCATCAGTAACAGAATGACCTGCTGTTTTAGATAGTAATAATAATAGTGCCTCTAACATATGCCCATATAAAAACTTAATTCGTGCATGAGCTGGCATATGTTCTCTTAGTTCTGGTTTATATAACTCATACCATAATTGACGATCTGGTTTACCGAGGCTCGACATACGAATACCTCGGCTACCAGATTGTTTTTCTGTTAAGTAAGTAAGAACAGCATCTTTCATACTCTCTGCAAATTTATTCAAATCATGTGTTTTAGGTTTTCGATCGTTACCTTCATCAAACAATTTGTAAATATCTTTTACAAGAGTATCTATGCTTTTCTTACTAGACATTAGAACGGAAGCTTATCGTCTTCTAATCCATCCTTATTAGATGCGCCATTAGTTGGAGCCTGATATCCAGACTCCTCATCGAACTCATCTAAATTTTCAGAGGGGCTATACTCAACTAGTTTAACTACTTGCACAGCTGTTAAAGATGCACCGACACCTTTGTTGCCTCCGACATTATAATCATAAGTATCAAAAGCTACGTTCACTAATGAGCCATTACCGATTAAAATATCAGAACTAATAGGTGTTCTTTTAGAATCTACAACACGAGGTGCAGAGTTTTTTGTACCGTCTTTACGAGTGTACTTTCTTTTAATAGTAATGAACTCACCTCTCTCGTCGTCTTTGTTTTTTATGCGAGGACCAAGACCCAAATCTTGTAATTGTTTCTTAGTCTTTGCATCCACTGTTACATCAATGGAAAAGATACCTTTCTCATTGTATTGATCGTAATGTGGTTGGTGGACTTTCGCCCAGTATGCAGTGCCAGATATTTTTGACATAGTTTTCTCCTTAAATAAAAGTTAATAAAATTAAATGTTTTTTTTTAATAAACATTTGAACAGTGTAACACACTGTTTAGTTATCCACAATTAATGAGTGTCTTTCCAAGTGGTGCCGATCGAGTACTCACTATCTAGTGGACATCGTAAATCAAATTGTTTTTCTACATGTTTCATTGCCTCCTTTGTTATGTTACCAAAATCTACAGCTTGTTCTTTGCGAACTTCAAACTGTACCTCATCATGGACGTTAGCCACTGGCTTGGCATCCACGTTCTGCTTGTCGACCTCGTCAATTATGTTGAGTAGCCATTGCTTACATATAATTGCACCCGCTCCTTGAATAAGTGTATTCAAACTGGAGTGGATAGATCGTGCAAGTAGAATTCTTTTATCAAGCGCAACCAGTTGGTACTCACCATACTTGCGCTTTCGTTGTTGTAATAAATTAATTAGATTGTTTGTCAGTGTCTTCATACCTTTGACTTTATTTATAAATCGTTTACGACTAGCGAGTCCTGCCTCTGTATTGCCGCCAACTATCTGACCAAGTTTTGCATCGCCGGCTCCATAAATAAATGCATACACCCAAGTCTTTGCCGTTGGTCTATCTTTTAATCCTATAATATTCTGATTGTATGTATGTATGTCTCCGTCTACAACTTGCTCTGTAAACTTAGGATTCTGTAGGTAGTGTGCAAAGCAGCGTAGCTCCAGGCCACTAGCATCAGAGCCTACCAAACAATACTTATCTGGATTTTCTATAGTCCATAATGAGCGACACTCTTTACCGAAGGGTGAATAACTTGCCGGCACTTGTGCCATGTTCGGTCCATAGTGACTCATACGAGATGTCACACAACCAAGAGTTATAACTCTTCCGTGTACTCGACTATCATCTTTTACATTCTTCAACCAAGATTTAATTTGTGATACACGTTTCTCATACAATAAATATTCTGCAATCATCTTGGCCTCTGGGTATTGTAACTGTTTCAAAACTTGTTCATCAATAACTGGTAGTCCCGTCGGTGTTGTTTTTGTAGGCACCCAGTTATATTTCTTTTGTAATCGTTCGGCGATTTGTTTACGAGAGCTAGGATTAAACTCATCGACATGATCTTTTAATGGTTTACCAGTGGTCTTATGAAACCGTGGTGTGTAGATAGTAGCAAAGATAGTTTGCAAATCTTTTTTTAAATCTTCTGACTTTGTCTTTAGCTCTTCTAATAAATCATGTGCCTTGTTTACATTTAAATAAAATCCATTCTTCTCTTGTTGGTCTATGATTCTTCTTATTCGATGTTCCATACGTACACTCTCTGTACTGAACCTAGTAATCTTTGGCGCTAAGTGTTGCATCAGTTTACGAGTTACATGCACGTCTTGTTGGCAATACTTTAACATCTCTTCTGAGTATTGATCAAAGTCTTTGAACTCTAGCTTACCACTCTTCGTTAATTTATTACCCCAAGATTTTAAACTGTGACCACCATCGATGTGCGCATTAATCATCTGTGATATAAGAAGTGTGTCAATAATATTTTCCAAAGGTATTGTAATACCTAGTAATCTTTCTAACACTGGCCCATCAAAGCTGACACCATTGTGCATAATATACTTACGTTCTTGGTTGTGAAATTTTTTAAACTCTTCGCATCCTTGCTTTTGTATAAAGTCTTTCTGTTCTCCCGTAGCATAGTCCTGGATACATATACAATGTATCTTGGTAGCATTGAGACTATCTGTTTCAATATCTAAAACTACTGTGTCAAACTTTGAATCCATCATTCACCTCTCTAAAGTCATCACTGTCTTTTGATTTAGGGTTAGCAATCTCAGTCAGACGACCAGTATCCTTACTCCATTGGAGCCAACAACATGGGCCAGTCTCTCCACTAAATCTATTCTTTAATACACGAACTGTGGTTTGGTTTCTCTTCTGCAAATCTTCTGCTTGTCCGTTTCTTTCTAACGAGAAACAAAAATCAGAGAGTTGTGCAATACCGTGTGAACCCCTGAGTTGTGACAGACTAACTATTGCACCCTCCTCGTGTCCACTATCAGAACTGGCTCGTCTACTTAAATGCGATACCAACATCAGATGTATGTTCTGTTCCTGAACTAGAGTCCTCAGTCTTGTCATTATACTATCAATTGCTCTTCTCTCATTGTCACCAGTCATTGCCGATACAATCATAGTCAAGTGATCAAGTATAATAAATTTACAATCTAATCCACTAGCTAGGTACTGCACTTTAGATATGATGTTATCTATATCAGTAGAACCAAAGTGATCCCACATTCTTATCTTGTTTGTACCTAGTGTAGCCTCCCAAGCTTGTCTCTTCTCTTCCATAGTTGATTCACAGAATGGTAGGTGTAATGGTTTGTTTGCATGCACAGACATAATACCTTTGGTTGTTCGTTCAATAGATTCCTCTAAGAATAAGCAACCAACTGAATGACTACTGTTCTTTATTATGTGGTACGCTAGCTCTCTCATTACACTAGACTTACCTATGCCGGACCCCGCAGTATAGGTACATAACTCACCAAGTCTCATACCATAAGTCATACTATTCATACCCTGCCACGGATAAGGTATTGATTCTATTACCTTTTCATTAGCAATAAGATCCCAAGTATTTTCACCGAGTATAATACCCTCTGGTGTATAAGACTTAGCCTCATAGAATCTATTTAAAAATTCTTTCTGTCTTTCTTGTATTAGATAATCATTAGCATCTTTTAATTTTAGATTTACTATGAATACTTTCTTGGGTGGGAATAGATCAGCGACTTTTTTACTTGCCTCACGACCTGGTTCATCGTTATCAAAACATATATTGATTCTTTCAAAGCTATTTATATATTCATATTGTTTTTTACAATCGGTAATGGCTCCAGCTGCTCCAGTTCTTACACTTACAATTGGATATGTTTTTGGTGCCATCATCTCAGCTATTGATAAGGCATCGATCTCGCCCTCACATATTGTTATTACTTTATTGTTGTTACTTTCAAATAGATTCTGTCCGAACAATAAAGCTTTACCAGTCTTACCCTCTACACTAAATGTTTTATCAGCTACTCTTCTGATCTTAGTGGCTACGTGATTACCATCGCTATCGTAGTAAGGATAATGATGTTTATACAAGTTAGGTTTCTCTGGATTAGAAACTCTCACTCCATAATACTCACATACCTTTGCTGATATCTTTCGTTCTTCAATCGGACGGCTTGTACCCATAGGCATAGTTCCAGGCGCCGAGCCTTGAATTTTTGTGTCATCTCCGAGCAGTTCTTCAAGTTGGGTCTTGTCCTTGGGAGGTTCGGTGTAGGTTCGGCACGAGAAACAATACCGACTACCATCAGCATATAAAGCATTGGCATCCGATGATCCACACTTATCACAAGGTGTGTGCCTTACAAATCTTTTATCGTCAAATTGTGTCATAGTCGTCTCCTAATTATTTTTGCGGGTCTTGCCCTATAAATACATCCTCTAATTATTTTTGTCAAGGGGTTGCCAGATTTCGAAATCAGTGATAGCCTATCCCCATATACAGGGGGAGACTATATATAGTCTAGTGTTAGTCTAATGCTAGTTCTAAGATTGTCTCTTAATTATTATTTATATCTCTTATAACTAAGATTAATCTATAGTAACTAAGATTTATCTATAGTAACTAAGATTAACTAAGAGTAACTATATATAGTGGCTCCTTCCTTTGTTTTTACTCCTGAAGTTTTGTGTCCTCCCGTGACAATTACGGCATAGCACCATCGAGTTTGACAGACGATTGTTGTGCCGGTTCCCATCGATATGATGGAACTCCATCGGCGCTTCTTCTTCTGTTGCCCCACACTGGTTGCAGTGCCATTGGTTAGTATCTTTGAGATAAGATATGATCTGTCTTTTTTTACCTACAGACTTACCCATATTTTCATCTCGTTCTATTTTTATATTGCGAATATGTTTGCGATGTTTTTGTTGGCAGACATTATCACAATATTTATTCATCGTATTACTACGGCGCTCATGTTTTTTATTACAATAAGCACAGTGATAGTGACCTGGGTCACGGCGAATCTTCTTCTTGTATAGGGAGTTATTCACAATAGCAGCACAAGAAATAGAACAAAAGACTTTCTTAGCTGGTTGAGAACAACCCTCTCTTTTACATTTAGTCATTACTAAAATCTACCCTAACAACATTAGTAGGTGCTTCGGTATCACAAGGTCGGTCATCAGTAATAGCGATTGTATGCGAGTTTTTAAATGCATTCTTGAATGGCACATCTTTTGGATCAACAACCTCAGATGTAACCCTTGGTTTAATAATCCTATCTCGTGCCGATCGTTTAGGTGGATAGAGATATTCATACAAAGCATAGTTTATAATATGTTCTATCTCTATTGGATCTGTAGTAACTGTTTTAATCAAGTTTATTGCATCTTCCAACAACTCAATTATATCTTGTACTGCAATTTTTTTGTCTCCCATTATTGTTTCTCCTTATCACTTAGTGGGTTAAATATATCGTCAAAGATTGCATCGACAACATCAAAGTATTCTTCTTGAGAATATGTTTTAATTGGTATTGTTTGCACCACATCTTTGAAGTGTTTTATCTTAGCCAATGCATAAACCATTTCTACATCGCTGAGAATCTTGTCTTCTTGTAGGTCTTCACCATTACCTTTTGTCATTGAAATACTCCATCTTAGCTTTATAGTCTTGAAAAGTATCACACTTTACGGCTACTAGTTTATGTTCTGACTTTTCGTATTGTTCATATAATTGTGTGACTATAGGCTCACATTCATTATAAACTTTTGGAATAGTTTTGTGATAAAGTCTTGAGTTTATCTCTATCCAAAAACTAATAATCACTGGTTCAATCATTATTGTCTCCTTAATTAATGTTTAGTTTTACGTGTCTTCATCTGACCTAAAATATGCTCTTCATATTCATCTCTTTCTTGACAGAGATAATCAGATAAAAGATTAGTTATCATGTGGGCTACATGTAGTGGTGATGGTGCATAACATTTCATAAAGGTTATTGTCTCCATCAATAGCATCATACTAACTACATGAGGTGCCACCTTTTTCTTTTTAATCAAACTATTATACTCATACATATCTTTAACAATACGTTCTCTTATCATATCTATTTGATCCGATAGCTGCTTATCTTTTTTTGTTGGCATTGGTTTCTCCTTTCAATAGTTTTCTTAACTCTAGATTATCCAATAGATGATAATACAAATCATCAAATAATTTTAAATCAATCACACCTTCATCAGCTAGTTTTATTAAGTCTAACATATCTAAATCTAGAACTTTCCAAGTGTGTTCGTTACATGATTCGGTTTTTGCAATTGTTGGCATCACTCACTCCTTTTTTTTATTGCTAATTGTCTTAACCATTCATTACCCCCAAAAGGGAATGCAATGAAACATTCTTGCAGAAACTCTGCGTGTTTTATACCTATGCTTTTAGTAAACACAACACTTATGTCTCGATAGTCTCCCTCGTCTCTTTCCCCCATCAAATCTATGATTAGGTTCTCATCATCACGACAATCAATGTCATCTTGATGGATGAGATAATCGTTATACTCATTGAAACCATCAATGATTTTATATTGTACTAGTATCGGCATCACTCACTCCCTTCATAAGCATGTGTTACATTTATATCAATCCTATCATTCATAGAGTTATCAACACCCTCTATGTGTAATATGTCTCCGCTATCCATATAACAACCAACATATAATTCTGGATTACATTCTTTTAATTGTTTTATAAGCTCTTTTACTTTCATCACTTATTCCTTTGTCTTATAAGATGAAACTTCCAACCAATACACATGTGTCCAGATTGTTTAAGTTCATCTCGATTAATATTCAATCGTTTAAACTCTTGTTCAACGATCGGTTGTAGGTTATCACAGTTCTCTCGCCCCATGATAAACTTCTCCTCCACACCAGATGGTGTAGAGAAAACTAGGTATAATGCAAACAGTTCTTTAGTCATCACTCTCCTCCCATACTTGTAGGTAAACTTGTTCTTCAATAAACTCAGCCACCCTATTCCGTATGTCACATATGTCGTTCCATTTAGGATGGTCACAAGTTATTTTACTTACACCATTTTCCTCAAGTAAATCAAAAAAATCATCTTGAAATTTATTGAATTGTTGATCTGACATTTCTTTTCTAGTCATAGCTCACCTCACTTCTCCTTATCTCTTCCCTTAGTTCTTTTATATCTTTTTCTTCATCACTCTCTTTTAATCTGTTATACATTGTTAATCCAAAGTCATATCCTTGTTTGTAAGAATACATATCATGATGATAGCTTGACCTATGACCCTCAAGTAAACCATCAGCTACACCATCTTTAAAAGCACCTAACTTAATAGGGGTATCAAGAAATCTTTCTTTAGTCATCACTCACCTCCTATCGTAAGCATGAAATAACATAAGGTGCATAAAGCTATGCACCCTATGATAAACTCATAGTCTGGTTTCTTAATCATTAGTCTGTCTCCTTTTTCACACAATGTTGTTTATAATACACATTGCCCAAGAGTGTGAGGCTTGGGTTCTGTGGGTCTGGTTTTTTCTTACCAACATACACCCACCGACAGTTCATAGTCTTGTTATTGGCAGCTCGTTGGTGAAAGAAATCAGCATTGTTTAGTGTATATAGGTTCATTGTTATACCTATGATTAAAGATACTGGATCCATTATGCACTCCTATTTTTTTTGATTAGTTTTTTAACTGCCGATTGATGTGCTTCTAATGTGAAGTTCATCTTTACTAAATCAAATATGTTCAAATGTTCATATTCTTTCTCTAAGTCTTTTAGAGTTTTATTACTGTATACTTTTTTTATATCCATTATTTATCTCCTTTTATAAAATAGTTTTCACTATGACATCGAGGACAAAAGACATGGTTCTCCCCAGTCTCGGTGTCAAAAATATATTTATCATTCTCTGCCCAATCTGTGCCTACATAGGAACAATCCAGACATTCTGAAAGATGTTCATCACAAACATCAATGATTACCCAATCAGTCATACTGCCTCCTTTCTAAACTGATGAAGTTTAACATTTAGCTTGTCGTAGTAAAGTATATCGTGACCATTGACTGACCAATTGGACATATCAAACACATCAGATTTGTCCTTGTCTAATGATGTAATAGTTACGACAGACTTTGGATCAGAGTTGAACTGTAAACTCCAACTGACCCACTTGGTGTTGTCATCTCTTGGTGTACCTAACATACGAAGTAAATTCTCGTATGGTTCTTTAAGTTTACCCAAGAACGTAGAACCCACTGATATAATATACATGTCGTTGTGGGTTACGACTTGTAGTTTATCCCATTTTCTTATTGGCATAGTTGTCTCCTTAAAAATTTACTGTAATCCATAAAAGAATATGGAAGATAATTAGTATTACTACTGCATAGAGTGCAAATGCACCGAGTAATTTATACATCGTGCCCTGCCTCTGTACTCCAGTCTCCATGATCCATGGCTTGTTCATAAAGATACTCTCGTATCATCTCTTCAACATCTTCTTCTGTCACTAAAGATAGAGTTCTATCCTTGAGAACATTATGCATTATTTCATGCAATACTTCTCCATCTGCCTCAGTAATAGCCTTACCTATCTCGGCAAGTTCTTGCTCAAAGAACATATCTTTTTGTTTTTGACTCATTGTCGTCTCCTTGTGTTGGCTTGGGTTAAGTCACCTAACTATGCCAACTTAATAGTTAGGCTAGTGGGATAGTGCTACAAAGGATATATATAAAAAAGAACACTACCCCACTAGACTAACTATGGTATAGTTAATCTAGTGAAAGTCAATTAGTCTTTCAGTCGGTCGATGTTCGAGTTGATCTCAGAAACTGCGGATTGTACATCGTTTCCAATATCGGCTCGAACATTGTCTAACATGCCATCAACATCAGATGTTATTTGATATTCAAAATCAGACATTTGCCCCTCTAAACATTGTAATGAAACATTTAGATCATTAATTTTATCTAATATATCTTGCAATTTTTTGTCTATGTCTTTTAACTCCATTATAGCTCCTCCCATTGTTGAGTTGATAAAGCCTTAGAGACTTCGACCTCTCTAAGTTTGTTAGTTTTGTGAGCAGTATCACCATTACCTACATGAGTAGCCCATGAGGTCATAGCGTTGTATACTGCCCATTTAGTATGCCCTAGCTTGGGTGTCTCCTTATAGTACTCTGCAAGTAATAACTCAAGTTGAGTATTGTTATAAGGTAGAGATGTTTTGGATCTTGTAAAAGTCTTGCACAATATAGCCTTAAAGAAAGACTCAACAACATGATCTTGCACTTTTCTATCAGCATACATTTTGAATGTACCCTCTTGGTCTTTGAAGTACTCGTAGCCATTAAGCATCTTTTGTTGAACGCCCTCTATAGAAACATTAGAGGTATGCTTGAACCTAGAAGAGGTTGCCGTCATTGGTGTAGTACATCCATTCAAGCACCATAGTCTCAAGCCGTCAGCTATAGATTGAAATGCCCAAGATTGATCGTAGCTATTAAAGAAATTAATCCTAAAGGCTATGATGTCATCGATTTGTGGTTCGATGATCTGATTCTTAAACAAGAAAGAACCTCGCATCTTTGCACCATTATCGAATACAGAAACCTTGTAATCAATATTATCTGTATTAGTATTAAACTTTTTACAAAGTCTCTCGATGCCTTGTTCGATCGTATCACAAACATGTTTGTGTGTAATAGGCTTGTACTTGTTGCCATGAATACCTAGTACATCTCCAGTATCAGTTCGAACCAAAGCTCGAGCCATGTCTGTAGGTACTTGGTATAGTGATGGTAGCCCATTATCTTGAGTCTGACCGATAGCATTTAGTCTTACCATTTCTATAGGGAAGTCGTAGTGTGGGTTATTAGTTTTATCTAACATATTTTCTCCTTTGTTAGTGTTTAGCATAAGCGACATTGTTAATATTAGTATCCCAACAAGCACGACAGTCGCCACATTCGTACTTATCTTTTTGACTAGCCTCACAGATAAAACCTCTCATACCTAAACTGCCTACAGTTGTGAAAACAGTTGTAGTTAGTGGTGCATTTTCTAGTGGCGGTGTGTCATTCATTGGTGTTGAAAACCTAAGAGCAACATTACTAGGTAAAGACCTAGACCTTAGTATAGTCTTCCAATCTTTGTACTCTTTGGTTGGTATCCAATGTTTACAATGTGGTGTTTGTTCACAGATATTTAGTATGTTATTAGCCATATCTAGATCTTGAATATCACCACTATCAAACCATCTAAAGAACTTTTCTTTCTGTAATAGTTCAACCATCACAGTAATAAATTCTTTAGATTGCATGAACTCTAAGGTTAATGATTGCTTTGCCTTAACATTAGGCATATGGTAGAAACCTTTCCTAGCATAGCAACCATTACATACACTACCCTTTACTTTGGATAGTTTCTCTCCATTCCTACACAACCAAGCCGATATAGATATACTCTTACACGGCATCTTGGAAGTCTTAGAGAGTATTTTTTTATTATACAACATCGTCATTGTCTCCTTTGTTAGATTTATATTATCCTAACCACTCTACCGAGTAGTCTGGCTCTTCCTTACCTTTAACCCATTTCTCTAAATCATCAGCTAACTTCTTTCTGACAAATTTAGTTCTAAGGATTTTAATAAGAAACTTTGTTTGATGTCTATTTATCCTTAATGCATCGTCAATAAATATATCCTCATATGGATGCTTAGGTTTTCCAGATTTTAATATTTTATTAAATTTATTTTTACGATTAACAATGCTGATCGTCTGACCTTTATATCGTTCTCCACCCCAACTTATTTTAAGACCTATGTTCTTACTAGAAGTTGACTTTATTACAGTTCCCATGGGTTATCTCCTTTGTTATATACACTATTCTAGGACTGTATAAGGGAAGGAAATATGGATTATCCCAGAATAGTGTATGTTGTTATAAGACTAGGTCGTCTGATATGAGTATAGTCATATCCATACAACTCCCTAGAATAGTGTATAAGTTATTATTATATCTAGACTAAATACCTAAAAATTTCGGCAAAAAGCCTCGATTTTTCAAAGGTAATCGAAAAGCCGACCAATTGCAACAACAAAATGCACTAAGTCTAGAACTATCTTACTGTAATTATTGCAGTTTCATATCTCAATCGGTTCTGATATTCCTGGACTAGACTAGATATCTAATGTGTATTTAGAATGATTCTAAACTAAACTAGCGAATCTTCTTCGTATGATACTCTAATCTAGATTTTTTCTGATTTAGACTAGTTATGACAATCTAATTTAGAATGATTATAAATATCAGTAATAGATAGTGTTGTAAAAATACAACAGTCTAGTGAAATTAAT